AGTTGTTGTCCAAACTCCATCATTGTCGTGTGATTCATCTGTTATAAGTTTTATTGGTTCAAATGAAGATGGTTCTGTTAAATGTAATAAAGCATAATCATTATCTAATGACCAACCATCATAGTTCGGATGTGTTATAACTTGGTCAACATATCTTGTTTCAGAACCTGATGTTCCATATTGGTCGTGTAATCCAATCTTTACTGACAAGTTACTTGGTGAATCTCCAAGTACACAATGAGCTGCTGTTACAATCCAATCTTCCCTAACCAATGAACCACCACAAAAGTGTCCACCCCAACTCGATTGTATTGAAACCATAAATGGATATTTACAATCAGGACATGCGGGGTCAACTTCATCACCACCAACTATGAATGGTTGTGGTAAATCACCGTGATTTGGTGTGTGTCTCATTAATTCATAACTATTAGTTATTGGAATAGAATTGTCGTTCTGACAACCCATAAACATAACTAACATTAATAATAGTATTTGTCTAATCATTTTTCTTCTCCTGTTATTGGATTTCCATGTTCATCAAAATTATTTTTAAGAGATTGCATATTCTCTTCAGCTTGAGATAAACTTTCAGTCCATTTTTTTATCTCCGTGAGTAAATCTGTATGCTCACCTATACCAACTGATTTATTGAACAACACTTCTAAATTAGCTATAGCTTCTGCTTTCTGTGCATTATACGAAAAATAAGCAGCCTTTAATAATTTATTATACATCTTCATTCTCCTAAACTATTTCACAACCATTTGCTGAACAAGCTATTTCACCTTTTAAATCAGTATCATCTTGTTCTTCTACTATTTTAAATAAATCAACCTCTTTCAAAGTTTCTAACATTTTTTCATAAGTGGCTTCTTCACAATCCTCAAACGGTGCTTGTTTATAAGTTCCACCATCATAAGGTAATATACTTAAACCATTATATGCTTTTTTATTATTCCACATCCACTGACCAATATCATCCCATTCATTTTCTTGTACTGATATTGTAGCAGATACATTATGTGTATTCATACCACTCCTATGACCTTTTTTAACATAATTTTCACTAATGAATTTAACTCTATCCAATAATTGAAAAGCTGATTCAGTCCTCAATATAGAACCTTCTGGTGCTTTTTGTGGAACTGAAATAACTGCTGTATCATGTGGTCTAAAATATTCATCTTCAACTAATTCAGGATGATTCTCTAATAAATAGTTATAAATTGATTCATTCTTACCAACTCTTAATCTTCTAATATAAAAATCATTGTGCCAAGCATGAATACCACTTGAAGTTCCTAAAGTCAATGATGTTGTTCCAGCCGGTTTAACGGTTGTACATCTAGCTGCTGAATTTATTCCAAGTATATCAGCAACTCTCTTGTTTTCTTTTTTAACTTCATCAGCGGCTTCTGTTACATCTAAATCTAATACTTTGTTTGATGCAATACCTGTCATTGATACACCAATCAAAGCATCTTTTTCAGTAGTTCGTTGCCACACCGGTCGTAAGTAATGAAACTCTGTATATCCTGCTTGTAGAGTTCCAATAAACGCTGCACCTTTGACTCTTTCATTCAAATCCTCTTGGGATTCTACATTTGAGACATTTACTTCTGTCAGGTTACAGAATTGGTATGGCCTTAAAGCTATTTCACAACAAGGATTAGTTCCCCAATCTTTGTCGTTTGTTAGATAAATGCCTGGTTCACCACTACCACTTTCTTTAATCTTTTCCCATAAATCAAAGAAAAAATCTTCAGTAACTTTTGAACGAACCAAAACAGCAGAGTTATTAGCTCTACCTCGTTGTGGATTTGTTTCCCACCAATTTCCATATTTTGAAGAAATCATAGAATCATCATCAGCTGAAAATAATGAAATCAATGCAGCTCTTCTGATACCACCGGCTAATACAGCATCAGCTATATGACAAACGATATCATGAACTTCCAATGTAGATAATTTATCACCATTATCTTTTTGATTTAATATACCTTGAATCTTAACAATACACTCTTTTAATGGTTGTGGTCCTGGTGCTTGTCCACCACTTGTAACAAGCATTGCACCTTTTGGTCTAATATCTGAAAAGTCAAACTTGATATGTGAACCACCATAAAAGAATGATTTCATTAATACCTTTACAGCATCAGCCCAACCTTCAATTGAATCACCAATTAAAAATCTTCTTTTTCTTTTTGGATTGGGTCTATGTATTTCAGGTAATTTTTCTACATGATGTTTTTGTACTGAATACCCAACTCCAGTTCCACCAAGCAATAAAAACATCACTTCAGCAAATGATTGCCAATTATCTATTGGAAGATAAGCACAATTATAAACTCTATTAGGTGATATCTCTACTGACTTGCCAGCAAATTGCATACTTCTCATTGATGGTAAGATTTTCTTATCATAAACTAATTTGTATGTTTGTTCTATTTCTTTTTGTAAATCAGGATATTGTTTTACATGCATTTTTTTATTTCTATCTACTAATTCACGCCAAGTTTCTCGTCTTTGAAACTCAGGTAAATATCTAGCATACTTCATATAAACCGTAATATCTGATAAAATTTGTGTGGATATATCCATTAAAACTCCTTAGTTAAAACTTTGTTAGAGGACACTTATAAATATTATTCTTCCTCAGAATTAATGTATTCTATTTCAATATTTTCAGGTTTTGATATAACCCAATAATCTTCCGGTACCTCTACATAACTAATAATTTGCTTTTCCATTATTCCTCTCCCATTAAATCTTTAAATTTTGTAGATAATATTTTCTTTTGTATATTATCCCTATTGTCGATTTTTTTCTGCGCAGATTTTCCGTCAACCGTAGTAGATTCATAAATATCTATCTTACCATTATTTGTATTTACCATAGCAGGATATGTGATACCATCGGGACCAAATCTGTTTTTCATCACATGAAATCTACCTGTATTGCCTATCTTATCTTCAACTTTTCTTGACAATGACATAACAAAATCTGCAGTCATTACTTTTTGATATGATTCTGCTATATGTTGTGCCTCTATATTATCCTCATCAAGAGCTGAACGATTAGCTTGTGAAGCTGTCCAAATAGGAACTTCAATTTCACCTGCAGCTCCTCTTAAATCTTCATAGATATTACCTAACGCATGTCTAACTTCACGAGCGTTACTTGTATCTTTCATTATGTCAGCATAATCCATGATAACTAAATCTACTTCATGTCCTAATGTTTTCATTTTTTGTAAATGGGCTTGAATTGTGTGAACTGAGGCTGTTTTTGTTGGAAAGTATTTTATTGTTAAATTACCTTTAAGTTTTTCAATCCTTTTTTCAATATCATCTTTATGGTATTTGAGATTTTGATTAGCTATTCCTGAAAATATACTATCGTATCTTAACCCTACATAAGCTTCATTCAACTCTAATGTGTAATGAACAACACTATAGCCTTTTTTAATAGCATCAGCTCCGATTGTAGCCAATACCCAAGATTTACCGATACCAGCTGGTGCAACAATAACACCTAACTCACCTTTAGCTAAACCACCTTGCATCAATTCATTGATGACTTCCCAATCTGTAGGTATTGTTTCACGAGCCATTTCAGAGTATCTTAACTCAAAATCTTCAAGATAATCATGACCTAAATTTCTTTCAGTTCCAGCTTTCATAGCGTCATCAATTAATATTTTGATTTGTTCAAAATCACCCTTTTGTTCCAGTATATCAACAGAACTCATTATGGCATTTTTTAATGCTTGATTTCTAAAAAAATCTAAAGCTTTATCTTGAACAAAATCTAAATCATTAGCTTCAAGATGTTTATAAACTTCTCGTAAAGTATCCACAACGGTTGTTTTAAGTATCTCATTCTTTACCTCATTTGATTTAATCTTAAAAACATCCATTGTAACATTAGTTTTATATTCATCGTAATATTCTTTACAATTCTTAACTATCCATTTAATTGCCTCATTATCAAAATGCTTATCATCTAAAATATCATGTATTTGTTCAATGAATTTTACATCTCTCATTAAACACACAATTGTTTTTATCTGAAAATTATATCCGAAATCAGTTATTTTATTTACCACTATTATGGGCTCCTCTGATTCTATCTAACTTGATAAATTCTGTAATCCAGTTATCAAAGTTTTTAATTTGATTAGACAATTTATCCTGTAAAAACATTGTCTGAAATTTATACTTAATTAACTGAGGGATATCGTTATTTAAAGCACCTTGTATTTTTAATTTACAATGATTTGGTATATCCACCTCTTCCAACTGCATTAGTAAGAAATTCCTATATAGTAATTTACGACTATTTGCAATACTATCCAAGAGTTTTATTTTTTTATCTGACTTTTCACAATATTCAAGTAAATCATCTAAATCAAATTTATCTTCCTTAGTCAAAGGGTCAATATATTTAATTATCGATTTTATGCCAGCACCTTTTATACCATCTATGAAATCAGATTTATCACCGTCTAATACTCGGTACAATAAAAACTTTGAAGGATGAATTCCGTACTCATCAATGATAGCTTTTTGATTATATAATTTCTTTTTAGTTGGACTCCAAACTTTAATTCGTTCATCTGTAAGTTGTAAAAAATCCTTATCAGTTGAAGTTATTAAAATTTGACTATCTACTAAAACTTGTTTTGTTATATAAGCTATAGTATCATCAGCTTCAATATCATCTATTGAAATTAATGTAACAGGAAGTTGTTCTAAATAATTTATCAATCTACCCATCTGTAATTTCATAGATTGCTGTTCATCTGCTGGACTCGTTGACCAATCTACATGTCTATTTAATCTTGATTTTACTTTTCGATTTGATTTATATTCAGGATAGATTTTTCTTCGTCTTTTAGAACCACCCTTTCCATCAAATACAACTATACATCTTGTTGGTTGCAATTTCTCAATTGTATATCGTAATGATTTAAGAAATCCAACTAATGCTCCAACATGCATTCCATCATCATTTAAAGAGGGATTGACAGCATGAGCTCGAATAAAAGTGTTCAAACCATCTATGATAAGAACACGGTCATTCAAGTTCATTGTTTTTTTCGGTGTATCTTCAATCTGGTCTAAAAATGATAAATATTGTGTTTTATCAATTTTAGAGTTCATCCACTACCTCATCAGTTTCAACTACATCATCAACACCAAGTTGTTTTGAATCATATTTCAAGATACAAGCTTTACATATCATATCATAACAAAATTCTTTTAATTCTGGATTACCTAATATAAGTTCTTCAAAATCTTTTGATTGAAATTTATGTTCTTTGATAAGTTCACCTGTTTCCAAATCGACATGCTGTAATGTATACCAAGCACCACCTTGTTTAATAAGTTTATGGTCTTTCATTACCGTCAACCAAGAACCATAATCGTCAATACCTTTATCAAAAAATAATTGAAAATCAGCGACCCTCATGGGAGGACCTAATCTGTTTTTAATCACTTGTGCTTTGATTTTTATACCTATGGTATTTTTTTTAGTATCTTTGATTTGACCTGCGTTCTTTAAACGAACACGAGTTGAAGCATGAAAGGGGAGTGCCTTACCTCCACTTGTAGTCCACGGGTCACCGAACATAACACCTAGCTTCTGTCGTAACTGATTCGTAAATATCAAACATACTTTTTGTCTTGCAATCATTTGGGTAATCTTTCTCATAGCTTTACTTATAATGATTGCTTTCGCAGTAGCCCAACCATCTTTATCAAAATCAGCATCCATCTCTACTTTAGTAGAAGCAGCTGCTAATGAATCTACAAGAATAGTTACTAACCTATCTTTATTTGATTCTCTTATTTTAGTTACTATCGTTTCAATGGTGTCAAATATTTCTTCAACCGTTTCAAGATGCACATACAACATACTTGTTGTATCAATCCCTATAGCTTGAAGAAATTCTTCTGATACAGCAGATTCTGTATCTATATAAACTGCAACACCACCTTGACGCTGACAATCAGCCAAAGCATGTGCTCCAATTAGTGATTTACCACTACCTTCTAAACCATTCAACTCTGTTATTCTACCAACAGCCATCCCACCTTTAGGTTTGTTAGCTATAGCTAAATCCAACATAGAGGACCCGGTTGATACGAATCCTCTTATGTCCGTTGGTGTTTCACTATCACCACCTAAAAAATAAGCGACTTGTTGATGTTTAAATGTTTTGTTTAGTTCAGAGGCAATGACATTAGCGAGTTCATCTCTTTCTGCCATCATATTCTCCTATTTATTTACTACTGAATAATTCATCAAAAGCATCACCTGCATCAGAAACGGTTGTTGCAACTGGTTCTGATGTAGATTCTTCTTGTGTTTCTTCCTCTTGTGATTCAGGATTCATATATCTGTCAAGGACTTCTTTTAATTCATCATAAGTAGGTTCAGTATAAAGTGTATTAATATCAACTTGTGATTCAATCATTGATTTTAATTGTTCTTTATCTTCAGTTAAAGGTGTCATGTTTGGTTTAACACGAATTGTAGTTTTACCATACTGATTACCTGCTTCTGCTGGTGTCATTTTTTCAACCGTTATATCACGGCCATTAATAGCATCTGTAATATCACCATAATCAGGGTCAGCAATAATTGATAATAATTCTTGATAAACCGTTTTACCAAATCCCCAAAATTTAACACCTTCTGATTCTTGACCTCTTACTACGACAGGAGCATAAGTTCTCATTTTAGGTTCTAACCTTTTACCTTGAATCCAATCATCTTTCACACCAGTTGATTTTAATTTGGTTGAAAATTCATTGATTGGGTCAGGTCTTCCATATGTAACAGGTGAAACCATTGTTTTGTTTTCAAATTGATAATGAAAAAATAACTCTTGAAAAGGATTGTCTTTATTGAATTTATAAGGCACAATTCTGATTTGAGTTTTACCTGGTTCTGGTTTCCAAAATGAGTTTTTTGTTGAAGTTGTTGTTTGTAACTGATTTAATCGGCTTTTTATTGCATTGATATCCATTTGATATCTCCTTAGTATTATTGTTTATTGTTTATTGTTATTTATATGTTTTCACATATAACCTATTTCTATAATATATATCGCTTTTGATATATAAAACAAGCTTTTTTTT